GTTTGTACCTTTTTCCTCGCTTTTTCTTGCTGTTACATCTTCTAGTAAACAGTTATAATCTCCGTCGGGTAGGTTTTCAAAATCGTCCACCTTGTCTACCGCTGGGTCAAAATTCTCCATAGTTTTTGTTGCAATACTTAATAAATCGTCCATAATTATTTACTCTCCTTTTCTTTATTATTCATATTTTCTAGCATTTCGCCGATTTCTTTTAAGTCTTTTAAAAACATTTCTCTAGCTTGTCTATCTAACATAGCCTCTTGTTTTTTTATATAATTTCTAAAATCTTTATCAGTTTTGATACATCTAATTGCGTTAATCAGTAATAACACCATTACTGTTATCGCTAATATCCAATAAATAGCTTGTAACATTACTTTTTACCTCCTACATCACTAGCTTTTTTATATTCACGTTTTGACACTCTACTACGTGCTTTTTTTAAATTTTCTCTTAATTGTTGGTTTTCTTCTTCTAGTTTTCTAGTATCCCATTTCATACATATAGCACCAACACCAATAAACAAGATAACCGCTAAAACTAAGATACCAAAGATAAAATCTAATACTCCCATTACTCAGTCGCCTCCGTTTTCTTTACCGCTTTTAAAGTGGTTGTTTTGGTAGGCTCTAAAGTAAAGGCTCCTTTAACGTTTTTTAATATTTCTAATACTTTTTTATCTTTTACATCAGCCTCAGTATAATAGTCTCGTCTATCTACACACATTTGTAAGTAAGTTTGTCCTACTTTTCTACATTTGATAGACATATCACTACGTCCCATACACATATTGTAAAACTTTTGGTCTAGGCTAGGTATTTCGACACTTTGGTTATTTTCGCTCTTTTCAGCAATATGGCTAATAAAGATTACGTTGTATGGTAATTGGTTAAGTCTTACCATTAGTTTTTGCCAAGTATTTCTTACGTCTCGGTGTCCTCTACCGTATGGTACGTCTCCCTCGTCGTCTACATTGTATTTTTTACATACATAATTTTGTAGCATAACTTTAACGTCGTCGACTAAGTCTATAATGATAGTCTCAAAGTCGTGTTTACCCTCCTCGATTTCTTGTAACACTTTTACAAAAGTTTCAAAGTCGTAGATTTCTACACTTGGAGTAGTTACTTTTTTAGCGTTACCGTCAGTATTTAATATTACTGGGTTTGGAAATTGACGAGCCAAGTAAGTTTTACCACTCATACTTTGACCCCATATAAAGAATACTTTAGGTGTAATATCTTTGTCTTTTGGTTTATTCGCTGGCAATAACCCCATTATCAGCCACCTCCTTAATATTGATATTTACTTTTAAGGCTTTAAACTCTTGCTCTTTGTTTACGTATCCTAAATAATTACACATATTTTGAGCCATAGTCTCGTCCTCAAACTCTAAAGCGTGGTTAATATCTAAGGTAACACTTATATTGTAAGTGTTTATACTATCCACATAAACGTATTGCCCGTCTCCTTGTTTATATCCAACTAAATATTTATCCATTATTCGCTTACCTCCTTTTTAGTTGTAATTAAGACATAACCTTTTTTATTTGTAGTTTTTACTGTTTTATAAGCCTCATAAATCGCTGGCTCATTTTCTTTAAGTTTTGCGGTATCTATACTAACTGTATCGTATGATGTAGGAGCTACTTTTGTAATTTTCATACTACCAGTATCAAACGATACGATACCTTTTTCCTCAAATATTTTGTATAAGTCCTCTTTGACTTTTTTATATTCTTTTTCAATATCTTTGTATTGATTTAAAGAGTTTTCCAATACAGCTACTTTATTAGTCATAATAATTAACTCGTTACCGTAAAATACCTCGTTAAATTGCTCCTCAGTAGCCTCCTTATTTTCTTTTAGCATTTCGACAGCTCTTTTAAATGCGATTATACGAGCCTCTATTTTTTCCCATTGGCTTTGGTCTCTATAAATCACATACTCAACGATATTATTTTCGTCAAACTCATAATTGAAATAACTGTCGTCATTTTCTAAGTCATAATCAACACCAGTATAAAAGTCTATCGGTCTTTTATAACCTACAAGTCTAATAGCTGGTTGGTTAAAGGTTTCCATATAAAATTGACATTGTGGGGTATAATAGTCTACATCTAAGTCCTCCCCAAAAGTTTTAACCTCTAACATTGGTACCTCAGCGTGTCTATCTATTCCGTCAGTATTTCCTCTATATCCACGCTCACTATCGACAATAGTATCCTCTAGGTAATTACTGTCGTGTATGCTATTGATGTAGTCTCTAATAATTGGCTCCATTATTTGACCGTATTTAGTAAATTGATTACCTTTAAATGAGTTTGGTATAATACCCGCTTTTTCTCTAGCAAAATCGTAAATGCTTGTACCGTACTTAGCGTTAAGTCCTAAGATAGTAGGTAAATCACTACCACCAACGTATTTATGGCGGTCTATTGTTACGTTAGGGTTACTCATTGTCGCCCTCCTTAGTACCTACCATACTTTTAATAAAGCTAAACTCTTGATTATCACAGTCTAATTTGTTTAATATGCTTTTTTCCATACCAGCTAAGGTAACTAATAAAGCTAGTCTACTACCCTCAACTCCTAAACAAGCCTCTCCGTTTTCTTTTTTATCAATACATATTTTACAAGGCTCATTTATTGCCTCACTTATCATACTGTCTACTTTTTCGACCTTTTCTAATTTTTCCCCCATTTTGTTTAATAAATCTTTTAACATATCTTTAACATCTTTATCCATTTTTTAATTTCTCCTTTTCCCATAAATTATAATTAAAATCTTGTTTACTATCTAAAGCTCTATAAATATCAGCCTCGATAGTATTGTCCGTTACAAACTTATAGGCTGTAACTTTCCTAGTTTGACCGTTACGATAACAACGACCGTAACTTTGGTAAAACTCCGTGTAGCTCTCAGTAGGGCTAAAATAAACTATTATATTAGCGTATGTAAACTCTACCGCCTCGCTACCGCTTTTGTAATTTGCTAGTGTTACAGTATTTTTGATACTATCCCACTCGCTTTTTTTGGGATAATCTTTTACTTTACCATTACATAAGTAAGTTTTTTTACTTTTATTTTCTTGTAATAGCTCCAACTCCTCGTCATAGTTGTAAAAAATTATGATGTTATCGTTGGTACTCTCAACAAAGTCCTTTATGTAGTCAATTTTGTTTTTTAAATTTGCGTTAAGTCTAAGACCGTGTCGTAGTTTCATTTGATTATCGTATAGGGTATCGTCATAAATTCTATCTTTTTTTATTACTTTGTATATTGTAGAGGCTTTAAAGTGTATCTCCTCAAATACTAAAGGTGGTAAATCAGTAGCCTCGTCTTTGGATAATCTCCTCGATATAGTTTTCCACATATTTTTTAATTTTGTTTCGTTTCTCCAGCCTAGTATTTCCATATATCCCATATCTAAGGATACGATAGCGTTATTACGTATAAATGATGTTTTGTTTTTGGTTAGTCCAAACATTTTAAAGTAATTTATACTATCCTCCCAGCCATTAGGTATACACGTAGCACTAAGTAAGATAAAACCACTAGCTATTTTTGTAAGATTATATCCAGCTTTACCCCAAACTCCAGTACTATTTTTAAGTCGGTGGCACTCGTCAAATATTACAAAATAGTCTTTATACTCGCTGTATTTTTTACTTAGCATATTATAGGTACACGTTTCATAATCTATATGTGGGTAGTGTTCCTCTATGGTACGTTGCCAGCCACCCTCGTTTATTTTAGACGCTGGAGCTACTATTAGTAACTTTTTGTCTTTAAAATATGTTTGGTGGTGGTGTAACCCCATAATTGTTTTACCCGTCCCAGTATCCATATCGTAGATGTAATTAGGTTTAACGTGTTTAAAGTACTCGTCTTGATATTTATATAATGTTATCAATTACTTTACTTACGTCCTCAACTTTTCTAGCAACTATACCTATACCTCCAGCGTCGTTAATCATTTTTAAGTTAATATCTTGGAGTGGGCTAGTTTTACCAGTTTCGTTTTTAACCTCTATACCAATAAATCTACCTTTATAACAAGCGATTATATCGGGTACTCCTACTTGGCTAAACTGGTTACCGTGATGTTTAAAATAATATGCTCCTTTTGATTTCAAATAGTTTTTTATTTTATTCTCGATATTTTTTTCTCTCATTTTTTCGACAAACTTTGACAAACCTTTTATAGTATGCTATACTCAAAGTACGATAAATACTTTTAAAAATATACTTTTTAAGACGTTAGTTATTGCGAGTAACTGGCGTCTTTTCTATTTGTTCCTCAAAATCTTCATAAATCATACCAGCAATACTACAAAATAAAATAAATGTGATAAAACCTAGCCAAGTCCAGCCGTATAAATTACCAGTTACCCAGCCGTATATTGTAAGCATAAATATATCGTGTAGTATCATTGATATACAAAATATAAATACAATTAGTTTTATAACATTTACCCATTTAATTTTTAATCTTTTCTTTTTCATATTATCCCTCCGTGTTAGTCGTCCTATTTTCTTCGTGGTACTTTGAAATAATCAATTATAGCGTGTACCTCCGCTTTTTTCTCTTTTCCAAAATCGGTACTTGGAAAATCAGCCTTATTGTATAACTCTTGTACTGTTTTCTCACTCCAGCCCGTCATATTGTAAAATTCTT